TAACAGACGCATTTGCCGGAGATAGCGAGGCTGCGCAGCGCAAGGCGTTTAACATCAAAAAGGCGGCAAGCATAGCACTCGCAACGATTGAAACAATACAGGCAGCGCAGAGCGCGTATGCTTCTCAAATGGCAATACCTACACCCGACGCGCCAATTCGCGCAGCGATAGCGGCTGGCATTGCCGTAGCTTCAGGACTTGCACGAGTGGCAGCAATAGCTAAAACAAAATTTGAATCAACAGGAACAACGGCAACAGGCGGAGGCGGAGGAGGCCGAGGATTGCAAGGCCCCAATTCACCAGGTCAGGCCAATATGTTACCGGTAACTGGGGAAAGTGTGTTGCGAAAGCCAGAAATGGACACTAAAGTTGTGGTGGTTGAATCGGATATTACCAACGTCCAAAGCAGAGTTAACGTAATTGAAAACCAAGCAAAAGTAAGATGAACGAAAATGTGAAAATAGTCGAGCTTGTTATTGACGAAGAGACAGGCGTGGATGCGGTAGCCTTAGTAGATCGGCCTGCCATTGAAAGAGAATGGTTGGCATTTAACGAAGAGGGAACGTATAAGTTCAAAGTAGAGAACGAAGAAAGGAGAATCGTTAGCGGTCCGTTAATGGTTGCCGACCTTCCTATCTATAGGGTGGATCAATACGGTGGTGAGTATTACGCTATCTTCAGGAAGGACACTATCGAAAAGATAGTACACAAGTTTATGCAGGAGGGCAGGACAAACGCTGTAAACCTAATGCACGAATCCAGTATGATACCAGAGGGCGTGTATATGTTTGAATCGTTTATTATTGATTCGTCCAGAGGGATAAACACTCCGGACGGCTTTAAGGCTTTACCAGACGGTTCATGGTTCGGTAGTTACAAGGTAGAGAATGACGAGGTATGGCAGCAAGTAAAGGAAGGAACATTCAAAGGGTTCAGCGTAGAGGGAATGTTCAAACCATTGGACAAAGGGGAGAAGCCCACAGATCTTGTGGATGCTATCATTGAAATCATAAACGGAAAGTGAGTTGACCTTGTGGGGGTTCTATTTCGTTAATTAGGGCGAACTCTCCGTAGTGTTTAAGGGCTGCTTCGTTGTAACATTGGGCTGCTTCTTCTTCGAAGGTGAATATACCTAAGTATTTTTTTTTGCCGTTTATTTGTATTTGAGCCTTCCACTTTTTAGCTCCCTTACACCAATTAACACCTTTGTATTTTGATGAACTTCCGTGATAAGACTTACAATTCATCATGTTTTGTTGGTTAGTAACTACCCTAAGATTTAACTTAATATTTAGAAGCCCTGACCACTTCAATTCAGGATATTGCTTGTCAAATTCGTCTCCGTTTAATATGTGGTCTGTTACCATTCCTTTTGGGGTTTGCATCAAATACCCATGCATGCTAATATAACGAGTAGACCGCTTTCCGCAGGGCTTATAGTAGGTTTCAGCCCTTGCTGCATAAACATTTCCTATACTCTTGTCCTTTCGCTTTTTAACATAAGCACACCACTTCCATTCCATAAGATGGTCGTAGTCCTCATCGTCTACATAAGTAAAGAATCCTTGTGTTAGTTCGATCTTTTTCATAGTGTATTATTTGGCTACTAATATACAAAGTTTCTTAATCAATACAAACCATTTTCAACACCCCTTAATTTTGCGTATTTATAATAAAGTATTAAGCATGAATCTAACTGCACGACTATTTAATTTTATTACTTCCCAAGTAAAGGAGAAGTTTGCGGAAGCCACGCTTGACGATGGCTCCTTAATTAATTTTGAACCAGCCTTTGAGGTAGGCGCGGAAGCCATGCGAGTAACAGAGAATGGTTTTGAGCCGCTTGCCGATGGTGATTATATCACTTCAGAAGGGCAGCCGTTTACGGTTCTTTCTGGTCAGGTGGCAAGCATAGAAGCTGCTGAAGAAGAAGAAATGAACAGCGACAAGTTCATGGAACAGGCTGTACTTTCTGACGGCACAATGGTAGAAGCCAACCCATCACTTTCGGAAGGTGCGCAGCTTGTTGTAATGACACCAGAGGGTAACGCCCCTGCACCGGATGGAGACCACCAACTGGAGGATGGCAGAATAGTTACAACCGTTGGCGGTGTAATTACTTCAATCGCAAGTCCTGAAGAAGCTGAAGAAGAAGAAGAAGTAATGGAAGAAAAGCGTAACCCTAAGACAATAATCGAAAGGACTGAAGTCGAAAGCAAATTCGCGGAGGCCAACAACAAGATCGAAGAACTGACGAAAGCACTTGAATCGGCTACTGAAAAGATAGCAGAGTTTGAAAAGTCGAAGTTAGAAACCGAAGAAATGAACAAGGCATTGGCTGAAATGATAGAGGGCTTTAAGGAGACTCCCAAAGATCAGCCAAAGGAAAAGACGAACGCAAACCCATCAAAGACTGATGACAGGATTTTTGAGTTCGCACAGAGATTAAAAAGCATGAAAACCAAAACCAAAAACAAATAAATCATGGCAAGTTCATACAATGTATCTGCTCTAACTAACTACGTCGATCAGACGTCAGAGGAGCTAATCACCAAAGCGGTTATCGGAAATGAAACCGCAGCGTTCCTGACACCGTTTCCTGGTGTTAAATTTCAGAAAGCATTACAGCTTCTTGATGTAGATGTTATTCCACAAGACTTGGGTTGTGCATTTACCCCAACTGGAAGCACTACATTCACGCAGCGTGTAATGTCTGTATCTGATGTTAACTTCCATATCGAATGGTGTCCAAAAGATTTGGAAACAAAGTGGACGCAAGTTCTCCTTTCTCCAGGTCAGAAGTATTCTGATGCTGATGTTCCTGCTGCTATCATTGATGAATTGATGATGCAGGTTAACCGTCGCTTGGAAGTAGCTGATTGGAATGGTAACACTTCAAGCGGTAATGCATACATCAACAACTACGATGGTCTTATTAAGCTGATTGAAGCTGATGGTACTTATGCTTCACCAACTGGTTCAGGCTCTACTGCGTTTACTGAAGCAAACGCTCGTACAATCATGAAGAACAGCTTGGTTGCTATCCCTGCTGCTTTGAAGGGAGATCCATCATTCCAATTCTATTGCGGATATGACTTCTTCCAAATCTATAAGAACAAGATCGCTGCTGACAATTTGTTCAATCCTCCTGCTGAAGGTAACGAGTGGGTAATCAACATTGAGAACTCTCCTGTAACTATGAAAGCAGTACACGGTCTTGATGGTACAGATAAGATCTTCGGATTCCGTTCTTCTAACGTATTCTTGGGAATGGATGAGATCGCTGATCTTGGAAACATCGAATTGTGGTATTCGCAGGATGACAGAAAAGTGAAGTTTGCACTTGATATGAAGCGCGGTGTGCAGTTCGCTTACGGTTCTGAAATCGTTAGATTCTCTGCGGCATAATAACAATAAAGGGGGAGGGTAATACCTCCCCTTAATTAAAAGGAGGAAAATATATGGCTTGTGCATTGACATCAGATATTAGTTTAGGTTGCCGCGATTCAAAGGGCGGTATCAAAACTATTTATGTAACGGAGTTGGCTAATAAGTCAACACTATCGGCTAACGCCTCCGGTGTTATTACTACGTTTACCCTTGCTACCAGTACGGAGTTCTTTACTTACAACTTAGAAAAGGAACACGCATCACTTACAGAAACTACTGCATACGCGCCTGAAAATGGTACTGTATTCAGCGAGCAGACATTAACTTTTACCCTTCACAAACTTCAAACTACACTTAGACAAGAATTGAGTTTGTTGATTCAAAACAGGGTTATGGTTATTGTTCTTGATCGTAACGGTAAGTATTGGTTGCTTGGTAAGAACAACGGAATGGACGTGACCAATATCGAGAGTTTGACTGGTCAGGCTTTTGGTGATAACAACGGATATAACTTGACTTTGGTAGGACGTGAGGAAGATATGATACAAGAGGTTGATGCTTCTTTGATCGCTACGCTTACTGCTCCTGCATCCTAACGTATGCGCTTACCCATAGCGAAAAAATATGGGCTTTGTAAAAAGGGGCAGGGATGCCCCTTTTTCTATTCTCAACAAATCGGTAAATCTTATACTTATATATGATGATACGAAAAGAACTAATAGGAACAAGTATCTACGTTAAGAAATTAGACCGTGAGGTTTTGATTTCGGAGGATAATGTAGAATTGTTAAAGGCATTAAAAATAGATTGCTTTGGTAAAGATAGCACAAGGACAAGCGAGTACGGTAGTCGTAACCGCAAGCGAAAGAAAAACGATCAGTAGTCCGTACTGGCTATTGGCGTTTACTTCGGAGGTTACTAACGAAACGAATACGTGTATCTGCGCGAATACTTCAGGGTATATTGATAGATACGACAAGTTCACCGTAACCGAATCGGGATCGGAGGACAGAGTAAACGGCACGTTAGAATTGAAGCCTGAAGGGATATGGACATTGAAGGTTTACGAACAGTCAAGTAGTTCTAACCTTGATCCGGCAAATGCCACGTTATGCCACACCGAAAAGGTCAAAGTGATAGGCAAGACACAACAGTACACAAGTGATGATACATACACTACCGGAAACATTAGAGTAAAAGTGTGGAACGGTTCAACAGTTGAAGGATGATTAAGATTAGTGATAACCAGTTTTTACTTAACTTTTCGGCCTACACCGAAACGCCGCAATTCATTCCTAACAAGAGAAAGGACTATGTGGAGTATGGCCCAAAGAATGACTATCCGCAATACTTGGATAAGTTATTTTATGAATCCGCAAATCACGGATCTGTAGTTCGGTCAAAGGTAGATTTTATTTGCGGTCAAGGGTGGAAGGTCAACACACAAATAACCACTACCGAACAGCAAGTATTACTTCAAAAAAGAATCGGGAAGGTCAATTCATTTTATGAATCGTTAGACGACTTGACTAAGTATCTTGTAAACGACTGGAAAAGATACGGATGGTTCGCTATTCAGGTTATAGAAACTTTGTCTGGCGAAAAGTATTTGTACCACATTCCGGTATGGAAACTAAGGTATCACAAGGACGGTCAAAGCATTGCTTACTGTGATGATTGGTCCGTAAGAAAACCAGAGGAACACGAATCATTTCAGATATTTCCTTTTTATTCGAAGCACAAAAAACAGGAAAATAGTATCTATATCCATAAGGATATGTGCGAAGGAAATTTTTATCCCTATCCCGAATACCAAGCTGCCATCAACTGGATTGATGCCGACAGGAACATCGGACGGTTCACGAGCAACTCGATTGAAAACGGTTTTCACGGTGGGTACTTGATCAATTTTGTAAACGGTGTTCCATCGGTGGATGAGATGGAGGATATAGAAGCAAGGGTAAAGGAGAAACTAAGCGGAGCGGATGGGGAAAGGATAATGATAAACTTTTCCGATGGTGCAGATCGAAAAGCCGAAGTAGTACCATTGACACCACCAGATTTACATTCTGTGTTTATTGCTTTGAGAGATACGGTACAAAGCCAAATCTTCACGGCACACAGGGTTGATCCTGTATTGATGGGGGTGAAGACCGAAGGGCAATTAGGAGGAAGGACTGAAGTAATTGAAAAGACCGAGTGGCTAACGAATACTTATGTTCGGCCAAACCAGAAGGTGTTGGAAGATGTGTTCAATTTCCTTTACAACACGGATGCGTTAAAAATTGAACTTCTTAAACCAATAGGCCGCGAGATGTCGGAGGGGTTGATGGAAAAATATCTTACACCGGATGAGGTTAGAGCATTTTACGGATATGAGCCAACGGCACAAAAAGAGGCAATGGCTGCTTGTTGTTTCAACGAAACATTTAGCATCCCTGAAGATATGGGAACGCCTGTTGAGTTGGTGGAGGTTCTTTTTGCGGAGGAAGTAAAGATCATTGATGAAGAAGGACAATTCAGGGCGGACATCAACGAAGATAGGCTACGTCAAAACTTTGCGGAGTTCACCGATCTTCAGAAGTCCATATTAGCCATTTACAAGGACAATCCTGACATTCTTTTGGGCGAGGTAGCAGATGCGTTGGACAAGGAGTTAAAAGTGGTTGAAAACGCCGTTAAACAGATGCAGGAGAGGGGGGCGGTAGAGATAACTGAAGATGGTCGTGTAAAGATCAAAAGAGAAAAGACTATCGAAAGGGAACTGGAGGAAGAAATTACGGTAATGTATCGGTACGTTAAAAGAGCAGATGCACCACCGTTAAAGACTGAATCAAGGGATTTCTGTAAGACAATGGAGACCTTTACACGGTCAAGGCTTTTGACAAGGGATGAAATTGATAGGTTGAACAACCAGACAAATGATCCGAAAGTTAGGGACGTATGGACGCATAGAGGGGGATGGTACACCAACCCAACCACGAAAAGAAGCGTACCGTTTTGCAGACATATTTGGGAATCAGTAGTTGTAAGAATCAAGAAATGAGCAGAATACTATTTATAGACGAAACGTACCTGAAGGAAACTTCGGTAATAGACGACAATGTGGATATGAAGGTTGTGAACCCGACTATTGACGAGTGCCAAGATTATTACATTCATCCGGTGTTGGGTACGGATTTATTTGAAGATATTAAGACTTCAATAGATAACAATTCGGTTTCTGCTGCTTACCAGACTTTGCTTAATAATTACATCCGTCCGGCATTGTCCAAATGGGTACAATATGAGTTAATGATAAATAATAGGATCAAGGTAAGGAACAACGTAACCGGAATACCTACGGCGGATAATATGCAAATCCCTGACATTTCAGAAATGAAATTTTACATGGACAGGATCAAGTCAAAGGCCGAATGGTACAGCCAACGAATTACTAACTTTCTGTGCGAGTATGAAACGGACTATCCTAAATATACAAGCAACTCTGACGGTGATGATATTTACCCAAGCCAGACAAGCTACCAAACAGGGATGGTTCTACCTAATTACCGACCAATTCCAAAAGGCTTAAAAGTAGATTATGGCGATAAAAAAGGATGGCGAAACCTCAACTCGTAAGCGAGTATTTAAGAAGGGGATAGACAAAAAAATACAGAAGTTTTTGCATGAGAACGTACAACCAAATAATAACGGTACTAAACGACTTCGCAACTAACCACTTACAGGTTAATTCGTTTTTTCGTGGTAACGTCAATGAGATAGGGTTTAATAACGAAACGTACAAGTCATTCAATTACCCTATCATGTGGGTACAGGATGGCACGGAAACGATCTCTGACAAAGATGCGGTTATTAGTTTTGAGATTCTTTTATTAGACATAGAATTTCCCGATCATAAAACACAGCAGGAGATTCTATCTGACATGAGGGAGGTGGCGTTAGACCTTGCCTCTTACCTGTACGACATCAACAAAACTGCGGACTTTGAATTTACCATAGACAGAAATATCAGCTTACAACCGTTTAAGGAAACCTACGAAGATAATCTAACCGGATGGTTAATAACTGTACCGATTAGGCAGACGTTTGTTTATGATCGCTGCCAGATACCATTAAGCGGTGCAACTGGAACTGGAGAGAGTAATGTTACTATTTATGATACAGATGGTGTTACGATATTGACTACTGTTCCTTGTGGTGGCAGATATACGGTATCTGCATCTGGACCATGTTTGGATGCTACTGCTGTTTTGAAAAATACTGACGATACTGTTTTGTCAAGCACGGACATTCCAAGCGGCACAAGTGCGGATATTCAAGCACCGGATGCTTCGTGGACATTAGAGAACACGTTGGCAACTGAAATAGATACAGGGAGTATTCCAAGCGGCGATAGTGATGTAATTGTTGCACCAAACGAAACTATCAATGTTGTAGATCAAAACGATGTATTGCAGCAGACATTAACCTTTCCTGTTTACGAGAACCAACAAATAGACATAAGCACTTATTGTGATGATGCTACTGCTGTTTTGAAAAATACGGATGGCACTACACTAAGTACAACGAATATACCAAGCGGAACAAGCGATGACATCATTGCGCCAGATGCAACTTGGGAACTTCAAAATACTGACGGCACACAACTTTCAACTGGTGGCATCGCAAGCGGTAGCAATGACACCATTATTGCACCAGATTCGACATTCAGCATTAACGGCACACAAGTGGCCACAATACCAAGCGGAGATAGCGATTCGATTCAGGTTAGAAAAGAATCGGGCAGCGATCAAATAGGCAGCTTGCAAGGGCAGCATTGGAGGGTTGATGATAGTGTGATTACCTTAAAAGATACTGCTAACAATACGCTATCCACTACGAATGTTCCTGCTACTGAAACGCAAGATATTACTGCCCCAGATGGAACGGTAAACGTAAACAAATCTGATAGCACTTTAATTAGTGCACAAACCGTACTATCAAATGGTACTACTAATTACAACGTGGCTGATAGTACGGCGGTGCTAAAAGATACGGCAGGGGTAACATTAAGCACAACGTCAATTAAAGCAACGGATAGCGAAGATATTACAGCACCTGATGCTAATGTAGAAAACAGCGATGCGAGTTATGCAGATACGATTGAAAGCGGTAGCACGTTGGTTGTGCCTGACTCTGATATAAACGTTAATAGTTCGTTGGAAGGTACGGTTGTCAGCATCAAAACGATTGACATAAATTTAACGGATGGGGCAAGCACGGTAACGCCAACGTCTGTATCTGTAAGCGGCAATGTGGTAGATATTGAAGTGCCTGCTGCTTCTGCTCCAGTTGGTGCTACGCTGATGAAAACAGGACAAACTACTTCGTATAGAACTGGCGATGATGGGGATTTGGAGGCAGGCAGAGCAACGGACTTTTTAACTTTAGCAAGCAATAACCCCTTTGGTAATACAGATAGATTTACGGATGAATTAGGGGGTACGGCTTATACCAATGATATAGTAATTGATTGGAGTACGTTTGATGGTTCGACTGTTTTGGGGTGGCGAAAAGCTACTAATGGAACTAATATAAACTGGAACAATGCGATTGATGGGGCTTTATTAGTAAGTATTGGAACATTTACAAGCGGATGGAAATTGCCTAATTTTCAAGAAATGTCAAGTTTATATAATGCTGAAAATAATATGTTTGGCAATAGTGGTCCGTCCCCTTGGACAAGCGTAATTGCAAGCGGTAGCTTATGGACATCCACCACCCCTTATAGCAGCACGGCAACAGCGTTACGTTTGAATGTTGGATTAGGAGACTTTTCCAGATCGGGAAAGACCACGTCATCACTACATTTTTATATGCCCTGCCGAATTTTCACAGTAACAGGAACAACTTTATCATAATATGAAATACAAATTTGAACAATTCAAAGTAGAGATAGTAAACCCAACGGTAACGGTTGACATGAATACCATTCGGGATAAAGCTATTGACAAACTTTTGAGCGTAGATATTATATTAACAACCAACACGGCTTCCTTTGGTGTAACTGCTGAAGATATGCCATACAACCCAACGTGGGAGGATGACATGGTTGCGGCAATGGTAAGTAATTGGCTTGTGCAATTTGAAGTATAATGGCGGTTACGATAAAAATAAATCCATGCCCTGAAAGGTATAACTCTGCTAACCCTTACAAGACTGGACAAACCACATCGTATGTAAGCAACGATGATGGCGATTTAGAACGTGGCAGAGGTTCGGACTTTACCACGCTTGACTTTAACAATCCATTCGGAAACACCAATAGATTCACCGACACGTTGGGCGGTCAGACGTATGCGAATGATATTGTTATTGATTGGGCGACTACTAACTATATAGCGGAAACAGTTATCGGTTGGTATCGGGTAGTTCAGGGTGGTGCAGGAGTTAATTGGTCAACGGCAATGAGCGGACAACCGTACACGGTGGGGAGTTATAATGATTGGTACATACCTAATGAAAGGGAACTAACTACTATTATAAACTTAGGGTTAACAGAGGTGTTGAATTATTCGCCTTTTTCTCTTAACTCTACCACTTCAGGGAATGGTATATGGACATCTACCACAAACGCCGGAAACACGGTTAATGCGTACAGGGTTGTGCTTCAATCTTCTGTTTTTCCTAACATGAGCGCACAGCCAAAAGTAACAGCTTCATTGAACTACATTCTTCTACGTTACTTCACCTTTTCAGAATTAGGACTATGATACCAATTAACAATACATTTGAAGTTGACACCCATCCTGGCGTTACGATCATTAACCCCGAAATCGAGGTAATTCAAACCATTGACAAACCACAGGATAAAGTATTTATTCCTTGTGTCATTATCCATGCGCCAAACATTAAAATATATCACATATTATCGCCACAGCCGTACGTCAATGGAACGTGGGAGGATGAGGACGTACAGGTTTCTATAATAAATTACTTTACGGAATTATGAAAGATCACCCTGAATTTTTAGGCCTACCGGCTGCCGTTGTTGGCGCGGCAGCAAAGTATATGGAATGGCTATCTGATGTTGGCCAAATAATTGCAATATGGCTCGGCTGCGGTGTTGCCTTTGTTACGCTTATCATCAAGATTAAACAGCTACGAAAAAAATGAGTAACATATACGATTTTGTTGGCGGCAGAAAGATGTTTGTTGCGTACTTACTGTTCGTACTTTCAGGGGCTTTGTGGTTTTTTAACAGAGAAATAACAGCAGATCAGTTGTTTCGATTTTGGGAGTTCATTACATTAACTCTCGTAATAGGCAATGTTGCCTCTAAATTTAGCGAAAATGCTAAAAGAAATCAGCCGGAATAGCCACATCTTTGAGAAGAAATGTAGCAGTGCTTACAATACTCAAAAGGTCATGCTGCTGTCTGATCTTCATTGGGATAACCCAAAATGTGATCGGGAACTTTTACGCACACACCTTGAACTGGCAAAAGCCGAAGGGGCAAGAATCCATTTGAACGGTGATACGTTTTGCTTGATGCAGGGAAAGTATGATCCACGCAAGAGCAAAGAATCAATTAGACCAGAGCATAACGTCAATAACTATTTGGATGCAATCATTGAAGATGCGGCTAACTGGTTCTCACCGTATGCAGAATATATTGATGTTGTGGGGTACGGAAACCACGAAACGAATATCATTAAACGTCAGGAAACCGATCCCCTTCAGAGGTTCGTTGACAGGCTTAATTTAGTTGCCAAACCTGAAAGTCCGGTAATGACTGGCGGTTATGGTGGTTGGTATTGTATTAGATTTTGTTGGGGCGAAAAAACAACTGCGATTTATAAACTTAAATACTTTCACGGCTCCGGTGGTGGTGGAATAGTAACGCGTGGCGAGATCAATCTTACAAGGGCATTGCAGATGTTCGGTGGTTTCGATTGTTTTACCATGGGCCATATCCACGAGAATAAAGAAACCGTATTTACCAGGGAGGCATTTGATGCTAAAAAATGCAGGAGTACATATAAAGATATTCTTTTACTTGTAACCGGAACGTATAAAGAAGAATACGATGAGGGATATATGGGTTGGCACGTTGAGCGTGGCGCACCGGCCAAACCGTTGGGGGGTCGTATGCTTGAAATCAACGCACACAGGACAAGGGTTGCAATTAACGTAACAGCTAAATCTTACAGATTATGAACTACAAATACTTCATCGTTCATTGTGCTGCAACAAAACCAAGCATGGATATAGATTGGACTTGGATTGATAGGGTACACAAAAAAAGAGGATGGTCGGGAATAGGCTATAATTTCTTTATCAAAAGGGATGGCACTATTCAGGAGGGGCGACCGTTGGGAACGGTGGGCGCACACACGATAGGAAGGAACCATGATGGTATCGGGGTATGCTTTGCCGGAGGCATAGACGAGAATGGAAAGGGTGAAGATAACGTAACGGTGGATCAGATGCGGTCTATCCTATCTTTATTTGAACAGATGAAAGAGAAATATCCTGGACTTCGGATAGGCGGCCACAGAGATTTTAACAGAACCGGATGTCCGAACTTATCCATTCAGGACTATGCGAGAAAACACGGAATAAAGGAGGAAGATATATGGTAAGCTACAAGGCTGCATTAAACGCGTTACAAGCCGTTATTATCTTCGTGGTGGTATTCTATATCTTTAATAACGAAAGATCGCACAGAAGCGAATTAAAGGCCATGAAAAGAGAAGTGGAGTTCTATCGTTCTGCCGCTATTGGATTGGAGGTTGAGGTTGATCGATTAAGGGAAAACGTAAAACAAAGGGATAAACTATTAAACCAAGTGCATGAAAACATTGAAAGCAATCGGCTTGTTATTCGCCATGCTGACGCTCGGCAACTTGACAGCCTCATCACAGTCTATCTCCGGTGATACGGTATGTATCAAACGTGATCGCGCTATAAGGTGCGTAGAGTGTCTAATGAACAAACCTCTGAAAGATTCGGTCATTACCCTTCAGGGGTTGCAGATTAGAGATTTATCCGAAGGTTTACAAAAGCAAACAAGGGCAACTGAATTAACACAGATAGCCCTTGAAAGTGAGCAGGAGTTACACGCTATAACCAAAAGAAAAAGATGGTGGTGGTTAGGTGGTGGGTTACTTGGTGGAGTTATTGTCGGTGTGGCTATACGCAACTAAACTGCGTCTATCCCTTAGTTAATGCGCCAATGAAGGTCAGTTATTTATTTATTCCGCCATTACTTGCCAATTTAGAGAGTATTGGCGAGTTTTTTTGATAGGCGCACTAACCATATACCTCCCCTTGTCGCCAATCACTTTTCCCAAAAGTCTTGTTTATTCATATCTTTTAGGTAAGGTTCAACCTGACATTTACTACAATTTTGTAAGGTCATAGCCTGACGATTTATTTATCTTTTATTTGTACGTGTTTTTCTGATTTTATAACCGTTCATCTTGTAATTGATAACCGTTAATGACATCGCGCAGTTTGCTGATCTCATCGCGCTGACGTTCATTCTCTATCCTTAGATTTACCTTTTCCTGTTCCAGTTCTTTCAGGTAGTCGAACAAAAGGTTGCTGTGTTCACGGTGTACTCTTTCCAGTTCAGCTTCTAAAGCAACTGCACGTTCCAAAGGCATATCTGCCTCCGCTACTCGGTAGGTCATTAGATTGCCGCGCCAACAAGCGTAATAATTAGATAGGCTGCTGATGATTTGATTGATGTTCATGGTGTTTAGTTTTTACAAATATACAAATAATTTATATTCCCCGACGTTCCATTTCGTCAGTCAACACTTTTATCATGTCGTCATCTGTGAACATCCGGCTAAGGAACTGGCCTCTTAGATTAAGAATTTCCGCATCGGTGAAGTATTCCAGATTTTCCTGAATGTATTTACAAAGCGTTTCGTAACCTTCCTGTTTTTTGGCTTCACGGTTTCTAATTTCTTCTTTCTTTTCTTCTTCTATGGATTCCTTCAAAACGTCCGATACCGTTTTCCCATAGTAAACAGAATTTTCATCAGTACATTTTGCATCCAAATAGTTTACTCTTTTGTCTTTATACTGGCTGTTCTCTTTGATTATGGCTTGTTCAAGTGCTTCGTACTTCTTATCTAAATACTCTCCCCACCATGTGCCCAAAGTGGCTGAATCTAACTTGCCGTAGGCTTTACCGAATCGTCCTGCGTGAATCATCTTACAGAACACAATCAGATCCTCTGGGCTTTCACCGTCGAACATTTCGGTAATTGATCCGACAAACAAGGCTATGGATTCTTCTTCCGCCATTGTGGCAAGTCTTTTGAACATTAGTGCATGAAGCATCTTTTTAGTTGCTTTCATTCCCTCTCTTTGCACTACCGAACTAATTTTTTCGGCTTGCATTAACTTGGCTAATGCGTTGTTTTGTTTTACGATTTCCATTAGTCTAATAATTCGTCAATGTTTGTCTTGCGTTTTACTGTGTTCCTTGCTTGGTTCACTACCGAGTTAAACCGTGAGTTAACCATGCAGACCTCCCAATTCTCTTTTAGCCATTTGTCTTGATAGGCTATTTGAATAAATACTTTTGTAGCTTCGATAACATCTGATTGCTTGTTCGAGTTCTTTATCTCAAAATCCATCTTTTTAAGTAATTGCTTGGCGCATCCTGCGTCTTTGGCTGTCCAGTAATATGTCAGGTCATTTGACATGCAAAAGTCCTCCCAAGCCTTTCTAAAATCGTTTACCCTTGATTCTGATTTAGACCGCTTGCGAATCTCTTTGTCAATATCAGATCGCATTCGTTTCAGTTGTTCGATAGTAAGTTGGTGGTAGTCCATTGCTCAATATGCTTTTGATTTGGTACACTTGCTTGCTTATTTTTTTATCGTTGGTGCATAGCATTTCGATTGTTCGTTTGCCATGCGTAACTGTTGAATGGTCTTTCTCAAAGAACTCCCCGATCTTTAATACTGTATGTCCGTATTGGTAAGCGAAATACATAACCATCTGACGAGCTTCTACTATTTGCCTGAACCTGACATTCTTTTTCATATCCTTAATAGGTATTTGAGTAACCGATTCTACGACTTCAGCTATCTCATTGATCGGTATTTTTCTGTACTTCTCTTTGATTGCGCTTTCTTTTATGTACGGCGACTTGTTGATCTTCGCATCTTGCACTCGTATTGGCAAGCCTAAAAATACTTCTGGTTTCATTCTATCTTATTTTTGTAGTGGTTGATAATCTTTTCCATTTCGATTTTGTAAAATTCGTCAAACGTAATTGATAAATGTTCATGATTTGCTTTCCAAACCAAGTAGAACACACTTCTTAATCGTTGAGAACTGGACTTCTTTTGATCGTATAGGTCAATATCAATGTTGTCTAATTCGTCAACCTCTGGCGGTTGTTCTCCTGTTCTGAAGTAAACTATTCCGAATTGGTCTAACATCGAATCCACGTTCATAAGATCGTTGGTGTTGGCTTCTTGGGTGGTAAAAGTTAACCGGAGGCTTTTGTCTTTCAACCTCCGGTAGCCTGTTAATATAGCTGCTTTAACTATTTTCATAACAAAGGAAAAACAGTAGTATAAAAAAAACGATTTCCATTACTGCTTGGTCATTACCCAGTTATATATTTGCTCGGCAAACTTCAATACCGTTTCTTCCGATGCCTGACGTTCCTGGTAAAACTGACACGCGGAACTAACTGAAGATTGTGCCACAATTAGTTTTTGTCTTGATGGGTCCTCCTTAGAAAACGACTTGCCACGATCACGGCTAAAAGCGTCAGCCTTTGGCTTGCCTACTTTTCCTTTGTTATTTCCGTGCTTGTCTTGTCCGGTTACTTCAAAGTCCACATCATCGCCTACATTAAAAGGTAGTTCTTTCATGTGGTTGGCATTGAACTGCGTACCGTCCTCCATTTCGTAGGAATGTTCATAATACGTTTTGTCGTTGAACTCGAATGTTCTGTTAAAGGAAACTGATTTGATTTTCATATTTATATAATTTGGTTACTGATTAAAATCCCTGCATCGAACCACCGAAGCGAAATTCGTCGATGGCTTGCCGATCTCTGGCGTATGTTTCTGATGGTTCGCCCACGCACTCAATTTTGTGGATGAGAACAAAATACTTATTGCGAACTGCATAGTATTCATCTTTTATATCTTGCAGTTCCCTTTGTTTTTCCTTTTCCATATCGCGTAGTGTCCATAGATACTGATCTACCTCTATGCTTAAGGCTTGCATTTCATCTTTTGATGGCAGCCCTTTGGTCATTTCAATTATTCTTTCTAACATGATTGTAAGATTTTACCGTCAATCGAACATCGCAATTTAAGATAGGTATCACCGTTTTTCAGGAGTGCCTTTTGATCGTGGTAGGATATTACTTTCCACTTCACTCCGTCTATTCTTATTTCACTACCGACTTCAATAGGTGGTATAATACCGTCTATTTTCATTGATAGGTTAGACCGTTCTCTTTTGATGTAGGTAAGCCATTCCTTAAATGAATGTACTGGGTTAGTTGGGTAGGTTGTTTTCATCGTGTTTGGTTTTACTTATTCATTTAACTTGATCCACAATGTATAACCATCTTCCAAAGTAAGAACTATCATTCACTACATTTGCAAGTTCCCACAATGAACCCTTCTCCTGCATTTCGGCAAGTTCATCTACTAATGGTCGAATATTGTAGTACCTTAGATCATTTTCGTAGCTATGGTCTCCTAATTGAAATACCAATTCGTGTCCCCTGTAAATACCCTCTCCCACATACCAACTTATATCTTCGCCACATTCTTGTAATTCTGCAATATGAGCGTCATTGTACACCCAATTATCATCATCTTCTTCAAGGCACCAGTCATATAATTGTTGTTCTGCTTCTTCCTTACTTTCAAAAACTTGTAGCAAACCACGTGTATCGTGCATATCTCTGTGGTATTGAGATGGTATTGATGATTGATAGTAACTATCACCAGACTTAATGGCTATCCAAATGTGGTTAGGCACTAATATATTTTCACCGTCTTTTGTAGTAAATGTTGTTTTTTCTTTTTGTGTCATCGTGTTTGATTTTTGATTACACCACAAACATACAAAGTTTTTTTATTCACACAACAAAAAAAGTTAATTTTTTTTTCATTATGTTTGCTTGAACATTCAAACTAATAGACATGAAAGAGTATTTCAAAGAGAAGAAAATACGCCAGACAAAGGTAGCGGAGGTGTTGGGCATTAGTAAGGTATCGGTATCAAGTAAGGTAAACGGTCAACAGCCCTGGAAGTTGGCAGAGTTAAAAAAGCTATCCGAGCATTTGAACGTACCTATCTGCGAAGTGGTAGAAGTGGCTATCGAACATGAAACAGCGTAAAGCGCGTTTGATTTTGAAATTACCTGAACTAAAAGAACGCCTAAAGGACGTACAGGGGGAGGCAAGGATAGGGGAGTTATATATTCCTGACCTTAGACGGACCATTGACAGTCTTATTAAGGTACTGGAATCAAATCCAGGCAACAAGGCATACATGGGTTACTATGTTACTTTGAAAAAAATTTTCGACCATGTGCAACCTTTGTAAAGAATTATGCGTTATGTTTGTATAATCGAAGGGTGACAACTTCAAAGAAAACTTTTTAACGGTTTGCCGAGTAGGTATGTCACCCACCGAAAGGCAGACTTTTTTTTGTTTGTCAAACTTCAATCACCTAATAAAGTTGGAAGATTGTTGGATCAGGTAAATAGCCGTATGGCGGTGGAAGTACTAACGCCTGGTTCGGCACCGAAGTTGCAATGTCCTAACGGAACTCATCTGACGGAATGTTAGCGTTGTTAACGTGGTTGGTGGTTTGGTGGCTTTGCCACTAACTACGTTGACTTACGAGCCTTCAGAATCTATCTTCTGGAATGTCAAACATCTATACTAAAAACATTGTATATTCGTACTATGGCACTAAAAAAACGAAAGTGTAAAGTATGTAAGACGGAGTTCAAACAAACTCGACCATTGCAAACAGTATGCTCGTGGACTTGTGCTACCCAATTTGCTAAAAAGAAGGAACAGGAAAAACGCAAGGCGGAAACCCAAAGGATGAAGGAGGATCTGAAAACTTATGGCGATTGGTTAAGGAATTTGCAGGTTTTGGTTAACCGTATAGTTCGGGTAATAGACTATGGCAGTCCGTGTATGAGTTGCGGAAAGGTTGGTGGTAAAGCACAGGCAGGACACTATCATAGTGTAGGATCAAACCCACAACTAAGATTTCACTTTATGAATATATGGCTTCAGGACTACCGATGTAATGTAGAATTGTCTGCCAACATTCCAGGATATAACAAAGGGCTGTTTGATTCCTTTGGAAAGGAAACAAAAGAGTTTATAGAATTCGGATTGACTGAAAGGTATCAGTCTAATAAATGGCAGCTTTACGAAATTAAGGACGCTATTAAGGAGTGCAAAAAGATTCTAAAGGAACTTTCCAAAGACAAAATCTACACAATAGAGGAAAGGTACACTTTACGCAATGAGTTCAACAAAAGGCTTGGACTTTACAAATAAATGTTTATATTGCAGTAAATAATTGCAACATGGACAAAAGACTAAAGATTCATCCTGGTCAACGCTTTAACGATTTGACAGTAGTGAAGGAAATGAACCCAAAGAAACTTCCTTCAGGACAGACAAACAGAGTTTTTCTGATGAGGTGCAAATGCGGAAAAGAGAAAGAGATTAGATTGGTTCACTTTGTTCGTGGAAGAATAAAAAGCTGTGGCTGTTCAATGGCCGGCAAAACCGGAACAGGAGTGTTTGATGAGAAAAGGGAAAGAATAGCGAAGGTATGGAGGCAGATGAATAACAGATGCAACGAAGGATGGATAGAAAGCCACTTGTATTACGATAAAGGAATAAGGGTTTGCAATCAATGGGCTAATGATTTTTGGGAGTTTTATAAATGGGCATTAGCGAATGGGTATAAGAAAGGGCTTCACATTGATAGGATAGACAACTCAAATGGCTACTATCCGGAGAATTGCAGATGGGTAACACCAATGGAAAACGCAAACAACAGAGACAACACAATGTTCGTTAACTACAATGGCAGGAAGGTAGCCTTTCAAAACCTGATAAGAGAAAAAGGTTTGGACAGCAACAAGGGTGCAATTTTAGGAAGGATAAAGAGGGGTTGGTCAGTAGAGGAGGCATTTGACAAGCCTATAAGGAAAGGAAATTACAACAGGGCGCATTAAAGAATTATTAACAAAGTATAAAAGACTTTGCAAGGGATTGGAAAAGGGGTAATTTAGCATCTGTTCATAGTGTTTAGTTTACAAAGAGGGGGAGAAATAGACTGTGTTCTCCCTCTTTTTTTAACAAGCCTATAAGTGAATGACGAACTACAAAATACAGATTTCTGGGTGAACATTTGCCTGACATTTACGAATGATCCGGTACTGGCAAGAGATTTGTGGCAGGAGGTTGTGTGTGATCTATGGAACAAAAAGCAGGACAACGCAAAGGGATATATCTACCGAACAATATATCTAAAGTGGAACGACAAGCATCAACGGTTCAAAAATAAGTTTCAGACCAGATATTCAATAGACGATTATATTATACCTGAAAAGGAAGATGTGATTGATTTAACCGACGAACACATGAAAAGGTTGGTATCTTCAGCATTGGACAATTACGACGACTTAGACGCTGCATTACTGGAGTGCCATGCCAACGGAATGAGTTTGCGAGATATGGCAGAGAAGATAGGGTGCCATTATTCGACATTAAGTTACCGCATAAAAAAGACAAAAGATGACATCAAACGAAATCTTTAGGATTATTGCGGTAGGTTGTGGGGTGTATGTTTGGCTGCTGACACCGATAGCCTATAAGTTAAAACGATGGCTAAAAGGCAAAAGGCTAAAGGCATGGCTGTATAATTTACCGTACTGTGAGAAGTGTTTGGCTTTCTGGTCAGGGTTGATAATCACAGGGCGGTTAGATATGGCTGTGGTTACGGTTGTGTTTACTAAATTGATATTGAGATATGTTTAGCGACAAAGAAAGGGAGATCATTGAAAGATGGTCCAGAACGAATGTATTAGGGTTTACGGATATTGAACCCATGCAGCAATTAAGCGAGAGGTTGAACATCGGGGTTTTTAATGCAGGGTGCAACGCTTGTGTAAGGAAAAGAATGTCCACGTTAGTTGAAATTTTACAGAATGAGCCAGATACTAATAGTAGCGTCGGAGGACGGAGTAGCGTATCACAGGATATTAGCACCAATTCTGAACCTAAACGCAGACGTAAGCCACGTTCCAACGCTTGATATTAAGGACGACTTGGTAGAGTTATTTTCCAAGTTTGATACCTTATTTTTAAGCAGGATTCTTTCGGCTGACGAGAATCAGTTTGAAAAAATATACACTGCAATTCAGGAAACTGGCATCAAGTTAGTAGTGGACATTGATGACTATTGGTCATTACCACCGCAGCACGGTCTTTACAAGTGGTACAAACAAAACAAAATCACATACAAGATTGCCCAGACGTTACGATTAGCCGATATGGTTATTACTACACACGGACGACTGGCCAACAAGGTTCGGGAATTAGGAGTTAAGGAAATAGTGATTTGCCCAAACGCTATTAACTTGGATCACGAACAATGGAAAGAGCCAGAATACGATCGTGCGCGGTTCACGGTAGGATGGGCAGGCAGTTCACATCATGTCATGGATCTGAACATGGTTAGGAGTTCGTTCATTCAGTTGGTAGATAAGGAGGTGGGTATTGTTTTCGGAGGGTACAAAGAGGGCTATCCGCAGAACTATTTTGAGTACATATTATCGGCCAACGGCAAGAACCCAAACTATAAAAGGATTCACGCTATGGACGTATGGAACTACGGACGTATGTATGACTATATGGATGTATCTATTGCACCTTTGAAAAAAGACGATTTTAATATGATGAAGTCTGAACTGAAAGCTGTTGAAGCAGGGGTAAAGGGTTGTGGGTTCATAGCATCAAACATTCATCCATATACATTGATTTGTGATTCCACCAACTCAATACTGGTGGACAAGCCGAATGACTTTTACAGGGCTATAATGAAGTACAAAAACGACCCTGAAATGTTGAAATCTCACCGTGAGAAATTAAAACAAGATATAAAGGAAAAGCGTAACTTAACAGAAATCAATAAGATAAGGGAGGAAATCTTATGATACACAAAACCTCTATAATATATCCGAATGTAACGATTGAGGACAATGTGTATATAGGACCTTATTGTATAATTGGTGCGCCTGCCGAGAGTAAAAGTTACACAGGCGAGGGCGAGGGGGTAGTTATCAAGTCAGGCACAAAGATACACGGCCACGTTACGATTGATTCAGGAACGGAACGCCCCACAAAGATAGGCCACAATGCGTATATTATGAAAGGCGCACACATAGGCCACGATGTAGTGATTCACGACGATGTAACTATTGCTTGTCATTCGTTGGTAGGTGGACACGTTACTATTCAGGACGGTGCAAATTTGGGGTTAGGTTCTATCATTCATCAAAGACAGATAATAGGGGCTTATGCTTTTGTTGGGGCAGGGGCGGTTGTAACAAAGGGTGCGTATGTAAAGCCTGGAACTGTATTTGTGGGAAGTCCGGCACGGTACATCAAGTACAATTATTTCGGAATGGAAAGAGCAGGCATCACGGATAGTGTTCTTGAAAAGTACGAATCACTATACAACATGATGAGGTATGAAGGGCTGCGTGGTTAGTGCGATGTATGGCCGTCATGCTACGGTAAAGACGTTTTTTGAGCGTTTGAAACTTCCGGTAGTAATGTCGGTATCTACCTCTGAAGATAGTGTATTCGCAAGGGCATACACCGACAAGGTTATTGAATTAGAAAATAACCCACTTGGAAGGAAATGGAATGACACGATTAAGTATGCTTATGATCTGGGCTTTGATTATTTTATCATGTTAGGCTCTGACGACTGGATGACATTACCGACCTACCTATTTATTAAAGACCAGATTAAGCACCACGACTTAATCGGATTTGAAGATATTTATTTTGAGCAGGAAGGTGATTGTTATTACTGGGGTGGCTATCAAGATCAGCGCAGGGGTGAACCTGGAGGCGCAGGCAGAACTATAACAAGAAAGGGAATAGAGAAATTATATTTTAACGTATGGGAGAACGCAGGCCAAAGGGGGCTTGATGGGTATTTTTGGGCAAGGTCTGGGCATCTAAACAGAAAGGTATTCAACCTGAAAAAAGAGGGTTTATACTTAGCAGACATCAAAGACGGCAAGGGGCTAACTCCATTGAAGTCTATACAGCATATACAGAAGTTATGAAAATAGCTTACATAATGAACACCCTAAACAGGGGTATGATAACGCCAAACGTAACAGAGGCCAACGTAAAAAACGCAGGGTATGATATTGATTCGTTCTACATAACAGATCAAGGCTCAACTGACATGGTGAAGGATTGGGTAGCTGAATACGCAACGATAGCGCATTTATACGATAGGAACATTGGCAACCCACAAGCCTTGAACCAGATGGCAGAACTGGCATCTAAACACAACAACGACATTATTCTGATAATGGGTAATGATATTGAGATGCCAAAGAATTGGTTAAAGCAAGCTGTAGAGGTTTTGAAGTATGCCGAAACCGGAATAGTAGGATGGTCATGGAGAGGATACCAAAACGAGCCAGTAGAATACTACGGTCATAAGGTAGTTAAAGATTCAAAGATTTTCGGCTGTTGGGCTATGCGAGCAGACACATGGCGGACGGTTGGGTACTTTTCAGAGTTCTCAAAATATGGGATATGGGATAGCGACTACAACACCCGAACACAATTTGCAGGGTATTCTAACTTTTATCTGTATGGATTGCACTCAAAACACTTGGTTAACGATGTAGAACACCAAACAGAATACCGTCTAATTAAGAACGAAGAAATGCGAAAGGCTGCTGCTAAATACCAAGCCATGCTACCACGATATTCAAAGGATTGTTTCTACGTTGACAAATGGCAGAACCTGAAATGCAAAACCGTCGTAATGGAGGTCTAATCAACAAATGAAGATTTTTTATACTTATACATGGATGGCAACGAACTCGAAGATCAAACGGACATATCCTTCCTCCAAGTCATGGGAGAGGACCAATCTATCTTCCCTGCCGGAACATTGGTGCAAAACATCATCACACCAATATCACTACAGATCGAAATCGTCAATGGGTGTTATGAGGAGATGGACGGAGATGGTGATATGGAAGTGCTATTGGGTTACATCTTTGATGAGATAGACGACGATGACGGATTTGAAGTAGTGTTCTCACTAAACTAAAGGACTATGGCAAAAGGGAAAGACGAAAAAGGAAGGTTCACCATCGGACATCTATGGTCTATTGGTAACAACGGAGGACGGCCAGCCAAGTACGAAACACCGGAAGCCCTGCACCAAGCAATAGGACAGTACCTTGAATGGGAAGAAAAAACATCAAAGGGAAAGTACACCCTTGAAGGGGCTGCACTATTTTTGGGGTTTGCAAGCATCCAGTCTATGTATGACTACGAAAAAAGAGATGCCAAGTTTTCTTATATAATCAACAGATACCGACTATTCCTAACGCATTACCACGCTCAAAGGCTAACATGGGCAGGCAGTTATCAGGGTTCGGCTTTCTGGTTAAAGAACTTCGGAGGGTACAAAGAGGAACAGACGGTGAACCAAAATCAAAAGATAGTAGCAAAGTATGGAGATAACGATGTACCAACCTCACGCGAAACAGGCGGAGATACACCGAGCGATCAATAAGGGAAGGGAGAAGTATTACACATTATGTATAGGCAGGCAGTTTGGCAAGTCCGTATTGGCCGAGAATCAAGCTGTAGATTGGATGGTCAACAAAGGATGGCATGGTGCATGGGTATCACCAACGTACAGACAAGCCAAGAAGGTAGCCGATGAGATGGATAGTATGTTTGAAGGACTATTTAATTACAACCGTACTGAAATGGTTATGCGCGTTCCTTCAGGTGGTTCAATTCAATTCTTTTCCTCCGAGCGTTACGACAACATAAGGGGGTTCACCTTTGATTTTCTGATAGTAGATGAGGCAGCGTTTCAAGCTGAAGAAGCATGGACTGAAGTGCTAAGGGCAACTGTATTGGTACACGGCAAAAAGGTGCTATTCGTATCTACACCCAAAGGAAAAAACTGGTTTCACAATATGTTCCAACTTGACGGCGTAAACCCTGCTTACAGATCGTTTAAGTTCACTTCGTATGACAATCCAATGATTGATCCCAAAGAGATCGATGGAGCAAAAGAAACGCTACCGGATCATGTTTTCAGGCAGGAGTATTTAGCGGAGTTTTTAGACGGCAATGGAAGCCTATTTGGCAGAATGAAATTCTACACACCCACCGAGAAAACAAAAACATTTTTCGGCGTTGACGTTGGAAGGGCGAATGATTATACTGTTTTGACTATATTAAACGAGAATGGCGAGATGGTTTTCTGCGATAGGTGGAGGCATGACAGTTGGGAGTTGATTAAGAAAAGGGTGGCCGATAAGATAAACGAGTACGGTGCTATCGGACTGGTGGAGGTAAACAGTATTGGTGATCCATTTCTGGAGGACTTGCGGAAGTTGGTCAAGCAGGCCGAACCATTTCAGACCACGAACAAAACCAAGCAGGATATAATAGAGGGGTTGATAGTGGCGTGTGAGAATGGGGAAACGTCATGCTTGGATATTGACTGGCTAAGAAAAGAATTAGAGGTATTTGAATGGGAATACCTGCCAAAGACAAGAAGTGTGCGCTATTCTGCTCCGTCAGGCTTCCACGACGACGGTGTAATGAGTTACGCTATTGCTTACCATGCTATGAAAAATCTAAAAATGAAAGGAGTTTATTATGTCCGTTAATTGGTCAAAAGTTACGTTAGAACAGTTCACGCAGTTGCGCGAAGCCTTGCACATGGAGGACAAGGTAGATAAGATGGTCCATGTCCTGAAAGTAATGGAGGGCAAAGAGTACGATTCTATTATGACGATAGACCTGGACAAGCTGCGAAAGGATGCCGACAAATGGCTTCCACTATTAGAAACTACACCGGAGGGAAAACTAAGGGAAAGGGTAAACATTAACGGACGGTGGTATCGGTTTATCTTAAACATCAACAAACTATCCGCAGGGCAGTATATTGATGTGATGGAGTTCCTAAAAAGGGCAGGAGGCAATGAGGACAAGGTGTACCAGTATTTGCCTGACATCTTAGCTTCGATTTGTGTGCGGACCAAAAAGAAGTGGAGAAGGTGGAAGGATGAAAATTACCAACAATCTGACGAGATTAAGGAGGACATGAAGCAGTTACCGATGGATTTTGTATATCCGTTGTCTGCTTTTTTTTTGAATCTTTGGACGCTTTTAATGTTAGAATTAGCCCGATCTTCAACAGGCCGTCTGCGGGAGGCTATAGCTACAGTAGAGGATTTACTGAAAAGTGGGGATGGGTTATCACCCTCGACGCTCTCGCAGGCTCAGACGTTAATAGATGGGATCAAGTTACAGGCTGGCCAGTTGGAAAATTCATCAACGCTATTAGTTTCTTCCAAGACAAACAGGAGGAAGAGAAAAGAATCCAAGATCAAATAAACGCTAAATATCGTAAATAGCGTTCCAACAAATCACGTTTTTGTGTACTTATATGTATGGGAGTGGTTCAAGACTTTGACAACAAGTTTAACTTACCGTTGCAAAAAACGGTGGAGTACACTACGGACACTTCGGATGCACACCCTATTACTGCCTTGCTTCAGGAGTATGGGGATATGTGGGTTAAGTGCTTACAATCCAACATCGACAAAAAGCAACTGATGTCCTCTGGTCAGTTAAGACAATCCATTAAATACGATCCACGCATAGCAAGGGGGAAGGTATTTGTTTTGAAGCTATTGATAGCGGACTACTATAAGTATGTAGATCAAGGCGTCAAGGGGGCTGTATCTTCTGCCAAAGCCCCTAACTCACCTTTTAAGTACGGAAGTGGCAAGGGCAAGAAAGGAGGCCTAAGAGAAGGGATGATAAAGTGGGTAAGGGAGAAAGGGTTGGGTGGATTAAGAGGGGATGCAAATTTAGAATCGTTAGCAGGATATTTAGCCTACAAGATTTACATGGAAGGTAAAGAGCCAACTTACTTCTATTCCGATTGCATTACAGAGGAAAGCGTGAACGAACTAAGGCAGAAGTTGGCGCAGCAAGTGAAACAAGATATGATTAACCTATGGCGATAACTATTAACGATCAGCCCGATACATTCACTCCGGTGTACAATCCGGTGGTATTTACGTTGGATTCAACCAACAATACCCAGACCAATTTTAAGTATGTGGTAGATGTTTACATGGAGGGTTCAGTAAGCTACGATAGGCGGTTTCTTATTCCTGCAGATCCCAACAACGGCTACGGCAAGATAGACCTTTCACGGTATTTGAAAAGCAAGGTTACAGGCGTGGACATTTCCATAAGTGCCACCCATGTGGAGGAAATGCCGAACAGCATTAAAAAGTTAAAGGTGAAAGTTGGCGAACAGTTTGGAACTACTCCAGGAACTACTGCGGATTTGGCAACGTCCAATGATTTTTATGTATTCAATGGGGCGGTGAAGTTTAAGGATTTCGTAAGCTGGGATTCGGGTAACTATCTATTGGCCGGAACGGGTGACAAGTTTCTCACGAATGCACCAACTACCCAAAGGATCGCAAGCGGTGAAGATGCTTTTTTGAGTGCTATTGTCAATACTGCTGGTGCTGCATATTATGTGATTGTGCGGACGTTTGACGATGTAGATGCCAATGGCAATCTGATAGGCCAGTATGATATTGCTTATGACGGTCAGGCGTTGGCGAATACGGCGGATAGAATGTTTATCACTCCTGCTGGATGGAACTTAAACGATATAGCCGCAGGCGACATAACGGTAACGAGTGGGGCATTGCCGATATTGGATGCTGATGTCAAGAGTTATCTGGTAGTAGTAACCACATCAACAGGCATCACACAGCTACGATCTGAAGTAAAATACTTCAATGTCATAAATAGGGATTGCCGTCATTCGGGCAACCAGTTCAGGCTGCACTATCTTAATAGATTAGGGGGCTATGATTCCTTTACGTTTGAATTGGTAAACAAGTACAACATATCAAAGGAGGTGAGCGAGTTCAGAAGGGAGAGGGGCGTATGGTCTGGCACGTCTTATGACTTTGATAGAAAGACACCCCAACGTGCAGCATTTCATACCCAGACACAAACCAGATACAGGCTTACAAGTAATTGGGTAACAAAAGCCGAATACGATGCCTTAGAAGAGTTATTTGATAGCCCAGAGGCATACTATGTGGATGGCTCGGAGTTAGTGTTTTGTAGGGTGGTAAATACCAATTATGAGGAAAAGTTAGAAGCATCGGACAAGCTATTTAACGTGGAGATGGAAATAGAGGTAACTTATACAGATGACAGACAAGGATGGTAACAGGACTATACATAGCAGGCACAAAGGTAGATTTGACGGAGGACGTTCCGGTATCGTTAAATTTTTCTATTGCCGATATTCGGGAACCACAGAACCGACAGAACAGCTATTCCAAGACGATCACTATCCCATCCACAAAGGTAACGGATGAGGTATTTACTCACTTGTTTGAAATCAATGCTGACGGTGGGTATAACGCAAAAGTCAAGGCTGAAGCGGAGTTCTATGTAAATGACATTCTCCAATTCAAAGGCTATGCACAGTTGAAGTCTATCAGACAAACCAATTACCGGAAGATCAGTTACGATGTAGTTATAGCCGGTGAGATAATGGACTTGTACGGTTCAATAGGCAACGGACTTCTGGAAGATCTGGATTTGTCCGACCTCAACCACACATGGGATTTAACCACCATTGAGAACAGTTGGACGGCCACGACCGGAGAGGGTTACGTTTATCCTATGATTGATAACGGATATTCCTCAAATCGCTATTCGTGGGAAATGGGGTGGTTTCGTCCTGCGGTATATGTAAAGGAGTATGTAGATAGGATATTCTCTGCTACTGGCTTTAATTACGATTCGGACTTTTTCAACTCTGCAAGGTTCAAAAGTCTGATTATTCCATTCAACCGCAACCGGATGGAGTTGAGCGCAGCCCAAGTATTAGAAAGGCAGTTCAGGGTATCAAGGGAAAGTACAGTACAAACCGACATTTTAACCCAGACTGGTTTCGATTCTGCAAACATTGATAACACGCCTGTAGATTTTAACGATGATTCTACTGGCTTAAACTTTAATACCAACGGCCAGTTCGATTTGACTTTAGATTATTGGGAAGTTGACTATACAGGAAGGTATGATTTGAACGGTTTATTTTATTTGGGTATGACATGGACAGTAACAAGTCCAGATGGCGGATCAACGTACAAGCCTACCACCTACATAAGTGCCAACCCTATCATTGAAAAGTCCACAGATAGCGGTGCAACATGGAGTATAATAAGCATGACGCAAACTTGCGCGATAAATGCTGACACGGCATTTGCTTCGACCTACACGACAAGCGCAACACCTACATATCCTGATGATGATTTTTTAGTTGATTTACAAGGAGGCGCACCACCACCGAGAAACTTTAATCCCCCAAATAGTGTATTTGTAACGGCACAAAATATATTCTTATCTGCAGGGGATAGGGTAAGGGTAAGGATAAGAACAACGGCACGACGAAGTTACGACTACTTTACCGACGGTTCATTTGTTACGGTGAACTCCATACCAAACGGCCATGCCATGCAGTTCTACGATGTGGCTACCCCTTCCACATTAAAGACTGGAACTTACGATTTAAGGATATTGACAGGAAGCTATTTATTGAACAAAATAGACAATCAAGGGCTTTATTCTGGGAACACGGTTGACATGGCTACGGTCATTCCACAAAAGATTCGGCAAGCTGACTTTTTGACATCTTTAATCAGAATGTTCAATCTGTACGTTCAACAAACAGGCGACAAGACGTACAAGATCGAACCGCGCGATGACTTTTATTTACAACCATTACAAGCCAACAAAGAGGACTGGACATACAAGTTGGACAACGATAGCGAGATGGAGATTATTCCTGTAGGTGCGTTGGACGTGGGGCAATTTAGATACCGATACAAAGAGGACAAAGATTACTACAATGAAAAGTATTTAGCCGAAGAAGGGGAAATCTACGGCGAAAAGATAGAGTATGTAGATACAGACTTCTACAAAGAGGAGAAACTAACGGAAGTCATATTTAGCCCAACTCCACTAAACGACGGCGGTACAGGCGATGTGGTGCTTTCCACGATCATAAAGTCCGATGGTCAGACGGTTTCACCATACACAGGGAACATCAGGATTTTAATATGGGGCGGATTGGTTCAGGCTCAACAGGGAATTTTAATTACAGACGTGGTAACTGGCAGCACATTGAACATAACCGAGTACCCCTATGCCGGACACTTAGATCACCCATATACACCGACGTTTGATTTGTCGTGGGATGTGCCGTTAAAGGTTTACTACAAGCCTACCTTCCAAGCGTTACAATATACTAATGCCAATCTTTACAATGAATACTACCGAAAGTTTATTGACGAGATTACAGACCAAAATAGCAAGGTAGTAAAGGCGTGGTTTTGGTTGGAGCCTGACGACATCGAGCAGCTATCCTTCAGGAAGCTGTATTATTTTAAGGATGCGTTTTTTAGACTGCATAGGGTATATGATTACGATCCTGTTAACCCTTCAATTACCCAATGTGAGTTCCTAAAGATCAAAGAGGGTACAGCTTTCCAAAGTTTGCAGACTGATCTGGAGGGGGCGTATAATGGCAATGTAGATTTCGTAGAACCAAAGGTAACTGGTGGTGATATACCAAGAGATGGTAATAGCTACGATGCGAACAGATCGATAAGTGTGTACGGCAATAACAACCAAATAGCACCAAGCGCACGGCAATCAACTATTGTAGGAGATGGCAATATAATAGGAGCAGAGAGTGAAAGGATAATGATTACCGGAAACAACAACGTGATTTTCGGAGGGGTGAGCGATGTTACTTTAATCAACACTAACAACAAAGAGGTAATTGATTCTGGAGTTACCTACATCAACGGCAAATTGATAAACGGCAGTACCGCTGTAGAAACGGTTACTTCCAACAGAACGCTGCCAGAGTTTAAGATGGCATACCACTTTGATTGTTCTGGCGGCAATATAACATTGACTTTACCAAGTGTGAGCAATCCTGAATTGATAGGTAACTGGACATTTGTAAAGAAGATAGACGCGTCGGCAAACACCTTGACGGTAAGCCCAGCAGGAGGCAAGAAAATCGACGGTGCAGCTACAAAAGTTTACGACGCCCAA